ATAACACCCATGGTAGCCATACTATGTACCTATAGAATCGCTCGTCTTTTTACCCATAAAGATGCACAAGAAAAAATTAATTCAGATAAAATGATGCAGTTACATAAAGAAAGTAACTGGAGAAAAGAAGTTTCGAAGTTAGCAGCAAAAGAAATTGTTAATAAGGCTGATCTAATAAATTTAAGATCACGTGTAAGACCAATAACTAATCCAGAAAAAGAAGATTTAGATGAAACGATAATCTACTTTGTAAAAAGAAATATTCACAAAAAAAATTCAGAAATTAAGAAAGATAATGAAGTTGCTGAAAGATTTAGATTATTAGCAATGCTTCTACTAAAAAGCGATTGGGATTTTCAAATTAATAGTGTTAATGAAAAAAAAGAATTCCTTGACTCTTGGTAAGAAAAAAAGAGAAAAAGAAGAAAAAGAAGAAAAAGAAAAAGAAAGAAAAAAAGATAGATTAAACCAAGAAATTATAAAAATATTTGAAGAAGAAAAGGCAAAATACTATTGCCAAGAAAAAACAGAGCCAACTAATATTAACGAGAATAAAAAAGCACCTAACGAAAATTAATCCGACAGGTGTTTTTTATTGATTCATTTCACTTTGTAATCTTATAGATATCAAGAATCTGTCCTGTATTATCCATAACCTCTCCAGTGTCCTGATCGATGTAAGTAGAGAAATAAAAATGATATTTAACTGATAGTTTTTGCATGGCGATAATAAAGTCTTTTTCTTCTAAACCGGTTAAAGCTAATAACTCATCATAGTAAATAACATGGCCCTTAGTTGGAACTGGAAGTTGTTTAACGGTTTGGATAATTATCTGTTCAGCTGTCATAGATTAATTATACGAACAGGTGTTCGGGAAGGCAAGGATAAAAAAATTATTTATTGATCTTTAAACGGCTTCAGCATCTCCCTTTTCTCTTTATTTTTATTATTTATCTAAATATGTAAGAAAGAATATTTCTCAGACTAAACCATCGATATAAATCTTTATTTTTAAAACAAGGTTTTAAAACCTAATAAGACCAAAAAAAATGCAATTACTGGTTTAATATATTTACCAACTTTACTCTTAGTCAACCTTGTTAACAATCTAGGACCAATAGCCGCCCCGATTAAGGCCCCAACCATTAAACTAATACCGGCATTCCAATCAACTTGGCTTCCTACAATATGAAAGACAGTTCCAATTGCCGACATGAATACGAGTACGTAGGCTGAAGTTGCTACAGCATTCACAGTTGACAGGCCTATTAAAAAGAGACCGGCAATAATTGGAGCGCCACCACTCATTCCAGCAACTCCAACCATTAAGCCACCAATGATACCGAATATGCCAGCTTTAAACCGGTCTTTTCGATTAATTTGCTTCGACATAACAGGATCAACCTGTGATTTCTGTTTTTGGAACAGCATATTAATACCAAGTAAAATTAAAATAATTCCAACTATCCATTTATATAAATTATCCGGAATATAAGAAGAAATTAATGAACCGATAATGACCGCTGGAATTGCTGTGATAAGCATCTGATTTCCCAATCTCGTCTTAATCGTTCCTTGCCGATAATAAGTCCAAACTCCTAAAATTAAAGATGGTAAGACTGTCACTAGTGACGTAGAAGCTGCTGTGGATGCATTCAAGCCAACTACCCCCGTCAAAATTCCTAAATAAATAGCCGCACCACCACCACCAAATAAAATCACAAAGGTACCAACGATTAATCCAATAACAATTAAAAATACAACGTTCATTTCAAAATCTCCTTTTTCTATAAAAGCCTTAAAACAATCGGAAAATAAGCAGCCAGAATGGTATAAAAATTCAATAATCGTTATTATTTATTTGGTGGAGCTTACTCTTAGAGCTGCTTTTAAGTTGTTTATAAATGTAAGTGCTAATTTTCAAAGATTGGATAATCATACATTTACAATATGTAATTATAAATGATAATATGTAATTGTCAATTACCATCATTTAATTAAGGAGATTTTTATATGCCACATCAAATTTTGACATCCGAAAAAATTGTTCAGGCCGGCGTGAACATAATCGAAGCTGATAAAGTTTTGACATTTTCAACGATTGCTCACAATTTAGGTACACATTCTCAAGCGTTATATGTGTATTTCGATGGCCAAAAACAATTAAGTTACGCCATAGTTGGCTGGGCGGTTACTCAAGTAATAGAATCATTGAAGACCAAGGTATTCGGTCATTCTGGAAAACAAGCGATAATTATTTTTGCAACAGAACTTAGATCAATAGCATTAAAGCATATACAATTAAGCCGTTTTGTTTTGACTGTACAAAGAGACGACCAAAATCCAGAAGTTCAAACTGCTTTTGAAAATTTGCGTGATCTCTTGCATCGACTGATTAATAGTATTTTTTATGATTCGGATAACCGTATCCTAGCTAGCCGTTGTATACGTGACTTAATAGTTGGCGATATTTTAAATGTTGGTAGCGGTTGGTTTGCGGATCCTACAATTTCTCCGGACGATAGTTTTCAAGAATCGCTTAACTTGTGTTTGACAATAATTATTCAGAATGAAAACAAAAATAAAAATAAGTGAGATAGATTCCATTCGAAATCATTTAAAACTATATTAACGACTAGTACGATAAATTTTCTCATGGCTGCTTAATAATAATTAGATCCAAAGCTTAATATAAAAAACACCCACCGGAAAATAATCCAGTGGGTGTTTTCAATAGAGATGTTTATTCAATGGACGGATACCTCATTACTAGTACCCAAAGATGTTATAAGCACTATTTTGCAGAAGTGGTATCAGTACTTGAACTATCCGTACTAGTTGAATCAGTTGCCTTTGAAACCAAGATACCAACAAAGCTGTTGATCAATCCGGAAACCGACTTGGTCAATGTGTCATCCAAGCCACTGGCAGAAAAGCCGGCAAAGAGACCAAAGAATAGGTCTTGTTCTAATTGAATATTTTTGGTACTCAAATAAGAGTAAGCAAGTGAAACAATGATTCCAACCACAATTGATACCAGCGGCAGGAATTTGCTTGGCAGTTTAGTAGCACTGATTGACTGCACGACAAACCAGACAGCCGCGATAATAATGATTAATGCTGTAACATCGATATTTGATAGATTCATAATTTCTCCTTTATTTAATCCTTAGTGTTTGGCCAACGTAAATATAGTTGGCATTTTTTAATCCATTTAATGAAACTAATTTGGCAACGGTCGTACCATACTTGCTGGCAATTTCGCTTAATGTATCACCAGAAACAACTTTATAAGAACTAACCGAACTGGAAGATACAGAACCAGAAACCTTTAGCTTCTCTCCTGGAATGATGATATATGGACTACCAATTCCATTTAATGAAGCTAACGCTTGGTAACTCGTACCATACTTTGCAGCAATGCCACTTAATGTGTCTCCACTTTGTACGGTATAGTAGCCGGTTGAACTAGAACTAGTTAATTTAGCAGTCGTTGAAGCGGTTAATAGAATTTCAACATTGCTCTTACTAATCCACGAATCGATTCCAGCCAAGAGAACGTTATTGCCTGATACCTGGCTAACTTTATAGCTTTGTCCTTTCACCCAGCTTGGAATCGATTCACCAGTCGACCATTTAGAAGCCGAAAAATTGACCTTAACCGTATAGCCAGCGGCAATACTTGATTTAGAAGTATCGTTGGCTGTCTGACCAGCTGAAACAGCAGCTGTCGTGGTCGTTGTCGAAACGGTCGTCTTACCAGTAGATGAAGTAGTAGTACCTGTATAACCGTCATCGGTAATCCCTGTTAAATCAACATCACCGTCTAAACCACCAGCCTTATAGGTCGATGTGAATTGAAAGATACCAATATTGTCATAACTAGGGAAATAGTTATAGTTGGGACTAGTGGTGACATCGTAGTTAGGGTATTCAGCTAGCCACAAGGGATAAGTCTTGGCGATTGAAGCTAGATCCAAATGAGCAGTTAGAAATGACTTATAGCCATAAAGAACTGGTGTGTAACCAGCGACTTTAATTTTAGCCAGGGCATATTCAACACTTGCAGTGTTTGGATTGCCCTCTTCAACATCCAAGGCCACGATTGAGCCTTTAGGTGTTTGGACTTTTGGCAAGTAGTAGTTAAGCATGCTATCAGCTTCGGTATTAGAAGAAAAGTCGGCAAAGATATAGGTGTGTGCCCGTTTGCCCTGGGCAATCGTACTTGCAACTTGCGTAGCATAAGTGGATTGCGGAGTAAATTCACCTTCGTAATAACCACCGATCTGAACAAGAGCGAACTTGTCGGATGCTTGGCCGAACTCTGCTGTGCTTGTCTGATAGTGGCTTAGATCCACCCCTTGATCGCCTTTGGCTGCAAAGACCGGTGAAGTAATTGCAAAAGCCGATAAAGCCGAGATTGTTATTAAAATTGTATTTAACTTTTTATGTGTCAATGAAAAATTACCTCCAAAATAAAAGCACAGGCCAATATCAAGCCAGTGCTACAAATGAGTTTTAAAATATTAAATTGTTTCAACCGATCACCTCCTAAAGTTTCATCAACGTTGTTAGAATTCTAATCCAGGTAAAAGCACCGGTTGTAATTAAACCGTTATCTCTTAAAATCGCTGGCATAGCTTGTTTAAAGGTCTTTCTGGCATCAAGATAAGGATTAAAAGTATCAGGTTTTTCCAAGTGAAAAGCAATCGTATAAGTCTTTGCTTGATCATCTTTATCAAAATATAAATATCCATAAGGTAGGTCAACAATTTCTTTTTTAACCTTGCTATTGGGTTCACTTTGGCCAAGAAAAGCCGGCAAGGACAGATCACCTAAAGATGGTGGATTAGCTAACTTTTGCCCTAATTCGTCATTATTTAGGTTTCCAGTAATTTCAGTTACTTGTTTCTTTTCTAATTGATTTAAGGCTAATAGAGTAACTTCTTTGGAATAGTTTTCTAATTCAGCTCGATAATTTTCAACATTCTGTTTTTTCAATTGGTAAATTGGTTTATTTATATTATTAACTTGTTTTTTCTCTGCTTTATACATCAGTTCAAACTCCCAATTTTAGCCAACCAATCAACTAACAAAGGTGCTATAACACCAATAAATAAAAAAACACAAACAGCAGATAATCCCCAATAAAGGAATTTAAAATGCGATTCATGTTCTCCAACTTTGCCTTCTAAAGTGTCTAGGCGTTCGCCAAATTTCTGTGTTCCTTTGGTCTGTTCCTCAATCCTTACTAGTCGTTGTTGAATATCCATCAACGTTTTAGTAACGTTAATTCCATCATTTTCTGTCATGACATATCTTTGTCCTCTCCTTTATCTTTTTCATTTAATTTATCGGATAACTTATTGAAAACCAACCGTAATAAGTTTGGCTTGCCGAATCATTTGGAGTCAAAGCTAACGTAACGGCACCAGTCGAAGTTATTTGCATGATACCAATACCTGAACCATTAGAAGTCGATGACGCATTTTTCAAAACAATATCAAAATTCATCGTGTCGCTAGGAACTGTCCAGCTTGGCATTGTAAACAAAGTACTATTTTGTTGAATCGGATAAAGTTTGTTACAAGTTACATAAATAATTCCGTTATTAATTCTGTATTGCAATCTAGTAGCAGTGCCAGTAGACGGAACAATTGTCTGCCAGCTGGAATTTAAATAGACAGCGCGATGAGTACTGGTAGTAGCTGAGGTTGCAGTTGAAGTAAATGAAACCAAAGGAAATTCATAAACGGATCCACCATTATTCAAATCATCCTGTGTCACAATCTGTTGAGGAATGGCACTAACATAAATTTGGTTAACCGTAACTGAATAGTCAGAATCTCCGGCAGTTCCAAAAACATCATTTGTTTTAGTCAAATCAATGACTAAACATATATATCCGGAAGAATTGGCTGGAATCGTTACTGTTTCTGGGATGGTTATCTCTACTAAACGACCGGCAATAATTGCCTGACCAGTATCGATAGTTGCTACTAATCCATCAACGGTTACGTTGAAGCTATTTCCCCTATTTAAAATTCCACTGATATCTCCTGATAGGCCACTATACAAAGAGGCATCGTTAGCTGGACTGACAAAATTGCGGTCCGATTGATACATTGTTATTGCCATATAAATCTCCTTTCTTTTTAATCCGAACTGCTAAAGGCATCAGACAGTGAATTTCTTAAGTTCCCGAAAGTCACTGAAATTGTGTCATCACTACTAGACATTTCATAAGCCGTTAGGACACTTGAATAAGTCGTTTGGTTATAAACAATTGTTGCCAATAAACCAATTTCCAACTGCTCGACACTAAAGAAATTGTTTTCAATCGGCATGGAAAATATAATTTGATGGCTGTATTCGTTACCGGTTAAGGTTTGATCTGCAATTTGTGCATAAGTTGAATTATCGGTTGCGGTTTTATCAAATAGGGAAATAGTTATCTGTGTTGGTTGAACCACATTACTGTTAATAGAACTAACAATCGTGCCATCTTTTTGGAGCCAATACTTGGTTAGTATGCTTGGATTTTCCATATCCGTGGATGCCTGGTCAACGATCCATAGCTCGTTAGCATATCCTCTTAACAATCGACTATCCGTAACCTGCCAATTAGTAAATACAGCGATGTTATTTTTGATTTGGATTTTATCTGAAACCTGATGAATATTAACAACTGGATAATAAAAAGGAACACCATTAGATGTTCCTTGTTTTAAAGAGCTGATACTCATAACTATATTGTGTAAAGTTAAACCTCGTTCAATATAATCAACCAAATTGTAAGTATCGATCGTATCGGAATTAGTAACAGAAAACGAAGTATTGGTTGAATTATTCAAACTATAGCTAAGAGCATTCGTGGTTGCAGTAGAAGTAAAGTAATTTTTAATCAATTTAATAAGATGCGCTTCAAAACTAGTCCCAGTCTTAGCTGTGACGATAATATCCCCATTTAAAATGTTTCTAAAATCAGCAACCGTTAGAGTATCGACTTGATCATCACTATCTAGATCAACTGAACTTAAAACACCGAAGTATAAGAGATTGCTGCTATTTTGAATTCTAATTGCAATGTAGTCTCCCAAAGAACTGGCGCCATTATCATTTAAGACAAAAGTTGAATTCGAATTATCGATGTAATCGTATATTAGATCATAATCCAAGACTGGATAAATCCCTTTAACTTGTAAGTTATTACCGTTCAGAATAGTTGCTTGTAATGGAATACTCATACCAACAGCCTTTCTTCTTTGTAAGTAAGTTGAACACCAGCAGTCTTGTCAATATAAAAGACGATCGTTGAATCGCCTTCAGGAATTAATATATAGTTCGTCTTAGTAATGTCCTGGTATTGAGAAATATTGACATAGGAACCATCAGGATTATAAATCCGAGCATATTGGTCTTCAGGATAAGAACTCACAACTAGCTGCTGATTATCAGTTAGCGTTACATCAAAAGCATCAGAAGCAATTGTTATGCCATTCTGTAAAACTTCCCAGCTAACATTTGTTGTCGTTGGTCCAGTTATTGTAATTAAACAAGGAGATCCATTTTGCAAACCGAAATATTCAGAAGAGTTAGAAACAGGAATTGCTTTTTGATTTAAATTGCGACCAGATTCAATATAGGTATAAGGGAATAAATAATTAAGATTAGATCCTAAAATGAAAGCAAATGTTTCACTACCGTTATCAAAAATATAGTTACCCGAAGCATGTGGAAAAGTAAAGTTGAAATTATAACCGGTGTTCTGGGGTAAAACAGTAAAATCAACTTCGTGAGCGTTGATTTCCATTAAATAAAGATAACCGTCAGTAACCTTTAAGGACCATTGAGTAGCGTCTACTGTATCAGAAATATAAGCATTTAATTGCGAACCTGAATTAATCATTGGTTCGGAAAAAAGAATCGTTCCAGTTCCTAAATTCTGAAAACGTAAACGTAAATAAGTGGTAGAGGAAGATGTTGGAGTAAAAGATCCAGTGAGCTGAATCCAGTTTCCAACTGCCGTTGTAGTACTTATTAAAACCTCAGCTTCTGTTCCTGCATCACTTCCGGAAACGATTCCTCGCCCTTCAAGATGAACACTGGCAGCGGTACTTAAAGTGTCCGTAACTTTATACCAAACTGACCAATAATAAGTTGAATTTAAAGTAGGCACAATATTTTTAGAGACAACCACATTGGAAGCAGAAGCAGAAGTGGAAGCCATTTGTATGGCATTATGCGTCTTTCCAACTGAATCAGTGTAAACACCAGACAATATTGTTGAAATAGTATTAGCGCTATTCCAACCAGCAGTAGATGCACTTTGCAATCCTAATAGCATTTCAGAATCGGCTGTTAAGTTGTTATAGCCTAAATTAGCCTGACTATAAATTAATCCAACGGTGTTTTGAGTTAATTGAATCGATTGTCCAGCTGTCACTTTTGTTGAAAGAGTACTGCTTCCATCGGAATTATCATGAATAATAATCGTATCGCTGGGAGCAGCAACGGTCTGATCAGGATTAGGCGATGTATTTAGTTGTTGGCTTCCAACAATATTTCCATCGTTATCTTTAACAGAAACCAATGCATTTTGAATTTCCGAACTGCCAGAAACCTGTATTGTTCCAGTCGCTGATCCATTATCGTGTATACTTGCTAAATCTATTCCAGAGGAATTAATCAATGTTTGATCAGGAAAAGATACTGAATCATCTGTAGCATTTCTTTTTATACTCGTATTGTATATTTTTCCATATAATCCAAGATTAGGGTCATTACTATAACTTACATATTCTTCCGATTGCAATTGGTACCAAGCTGTATAAAACTCTAAAATAAAAGCTTCGTTTAAGCGATCAGCAGCAATTATCGTACTACCACCTTTTTCGGTCTTCGTAATACTTTGTAAGTTAGCTTTACGATACCAAGTTCCAGCATCAGTTGTATAAGCCAATGTATATGGCGGATAAGCCAAAAACGAAGCAAAATCAGCAAATGTTTGATAACTTTGACTACTTATATCACCAAACTGTATATATACTTCATAAGGGTTTGAAGTTGGATCTGTTAGTTGGCTGTTGGTTCTAATGAAACTTGAATTATAGACAGAATAGGTATTAGTCATATATAATCCTAAACCGATTGGGGTATAAGCACGCAGAGTGTTGCTTTGTATATCAACGGTCTTTCCTTGTGCGTTTGTTAATTGAAACATACTGCCGATCATGCCAACCCCTTTACTGCCCGGCTAACTATTGCACGGGAAAATTTATTTGCTGTGATGTTATCAACGGTTTGATTACTCTTTTGTTGTTCAGACAGTTGACTAGATGACAACTGTACCAACTTGCTCATTAGGGATTCAAGATTACTCGTACTCATACTGCTTGTCGAATCTGAAGATGTTGCGGCCGCACTATTATTTACAATCTTGTTCGTTTCGTTTAATAACTCAACTGCTCTTGAATGTTTTTCAAGATCAAGAGGAATTGCAACCTCTGGACCAGCTTCACCGAAAATAGAAGGTGTATTAGCAAATCCACCGTATGCATATTTCTTTGTTCCAGTTGGACCCCAACCACCTTTGACACTAATATCGGCTAGCCAGTTACTAT